CTGACGCACCAGGGTTCTTTTGTTCAAAGTTCTTACCCATAGGAGTTTGCGTGTACAATACTTTTGCATCAGCTTCACACCATTCCTCAAGTTTTGAGATAGTGTCAATAGCAATGTACTTGTACGGCCTTCCCTCTTTGATGATTGCTTTACCAACCTCTCCAAGTTCTTTTAAACTGCTAACTTTAACTTTTAGGGCGTCAACCATATCAGAGCCATCCTCCAAGTCAATAATTAAACAATCTTTTAGTTGTGACAATACTGTAGTCTTGCCTATCTTAGGTGGACCATAGATTATCATGTTCTTAGGCGATTTACGGCTCGCCTTTACCACTTTTTTTGGTAGTTCCATAGTTAAAATATATATCTAATTTTATTCCAAGGTATTTTACTTTCGTGCAGCTCCTTAAACTGCTTTATAAACTTCTTCTTATCAGATATTTTATATCTAATATTCTCTCCGCCATACTGAGATGTTTTAGTCTCTTGTATGTCTGGGCGCCAAAGTGTTATCTCAGTATTACTATACTTTTGTAGATTAACAAAGTGTTTTTTAAAGTTATGTGTCAGAAATATAACTTCAGATAATACAATGTCTTTATAGTCTACATAAGTGTTAACTGTATCAAACAGATCAGCGTAGTCTTCTAGCCAGCCAGGGTATACAATTACAGGACTGTAATTTATATGTACATCATAACCTGCATCTACAAAAGCATTGATAGCTTTTATCCTATCAATAATCTTAGATGTGTTTGGTTCGTGTATGTCCGCCATGTGCTGAGGCATCAAACTAAATCTTATACGTACTTTACCTTCAGGGTCAAACGTAGTAAGATTAGGATTTACGTACTTTGTAGCAAAGCTACCCATAGCTATAGGATGATCTCTGAAAAACTCAAAGATACGTTCCCACTCGTGGTACTTAGCATGCAATGCAAAATCCTCATTACAACTAATGTCATAAGTTGTATAGTTAGAGTGTGTCTGGTTAGGTTTATCTACTGGTGTAAAAAACGCATGATTATTTATCTCTGTAAGTATATCATTTGTATTTGTAGCAACAGATAATCCATCCGGTTTGTGACGCTTCATATAACAATACGAGCAATCATACAAACATCCATGACCAAAGCTAGGTGATATAAAATCTGTAGACCGACCTGACTCTCTAATTGTAAATGTTTTGCGAGTTACTTTTTGTATCATTTTCTTTCCTTTATTGTAAATGTACTTAGCTCTGCTTCGTATGGTATCATACCAAGTAAACCATCACGATTCTTCTCCATATGACATGCTAGCAAACCAACCGGATCTTCATCGCAGTAGTCTCCTGTAATACCATACAGGTCATGCGGGCGTTGCAACATCATTACAACATGCGCATCTTGACCAATAGAGTCACCACCAAACAAGTCAGACAGCATAGGCTGGTACTGATTCTTAGCACGGTGCTCTTGCTCAATGTTACGGTTAAGTTGAGATAATAATATATTAATAGTACCCATCTTAGACTGCATCCACATACAACCTTTTGAGACTGTATTTAACTTCTGCAACTCAGAGTCTTCTGAACCTCTGATCAATCGAGAGTGGTCCATTAGATTTATAATTGTAGCTCCAGGGTTACTATTAAACACATCTTCATTAGCGTTCATAATAAACTCCATAGTTCTAGGCACGTTGTTAAAGTATATATTATAGTTAGAAAACTTACGAACTTTACTAGCATAAGTCTTAAAATCTATATCAGACAAAGGATTATCTACAGACAGTAGCTCTCCCATTTGTTTCTTTACATCTTTTGATGCGGTACGCATTACCTGCTGGTAACCGGGCATCTCAAACGTCCAATATAATACAATAATGTCCCTAGCTGTGTTAGTATCTAGAACATCAAAAACTAGTTGATTACTAAAAGCAGACTTACCAACGCCAGGACGACCAGCTATGACATACATCTTACCTTGTTGTAAACCACCAAGTAAATTCCTATTCATTCTAGGCCATGCAGTTTTTAGTACATTACGCTGTCCTAACTTAGCTTGTTTTACAACAGCTATAGACTGATTAACAGCTTTGTCTATTTTTTGAAAACCTCTTGATTTATATACATCAAAGTTTTCGGGTGATTCTTCTTTCTGATTTTCCATCTTCATCTATGTCTTCATACTTTTCCCAAGTATAGTTATTTAACCACGTTTCTATATTCTGCATATACTGCAGCTCAGTAACTTTCAGCTGATTGCGTAAACCTTGCATTACTTTTATATGTATGTGGGGTTTGTTTTTTACAATCCTCTCATATCTACGCTTTGCTTTCTTGTTACTGGTAGCGTCAGGGTCTTTACCGCTCAATACACGAACATTACCACTAGATGTTTTGACTCGGTTAGGATAAGTAGAAAGTAATTCTGCAAACATTTCATCAATGTCACTTACAAATAATCTTTCAAACTTACCACTAACTAAATCTAATTCACCTTCTACTAGCCATCCTTTATCTATTAATCCTTGACGTATGTCACTGAACTTAACCTTTTCTAACAATTTATAAGCCTCCTTATGTACTATGTACAAATAAGTATACTCATCAGGAGACAAGTCATGCTCTGTTATAAGTTTAAGATTAATATCCATTTTGACTTCTATTTAGTATAAAGTCTTCTATTGCCCAAGAATATGTAAAACAGTCCATAACTTTCTCTACAGAAACCTTACACTTAAACTCTTTAAATATAAGTCTTACGTAATCGTGATAATTTTGTACTTTATATTTATCATCTATCATTTTTATAGCTACGATTAGCATCTCATTAGACATGCCTTTTGTAATCTTTATAGCTTTTTCCAACTGTCTATCCATTTTACATTTTTTAAAGATTTAACACTACTTTTTAGCCACTTCTCTTCCTGGCTATCTTTTACATACAGACAAATTATTTGTCCTCGTTTATTAGGCTGATACCTAATAATTCTACCAACTCGCTGTATCATAGTCAAACCTTTACTGGTAAGACCACAAATCATAGCCATGGTGGCATCAGCTACATCAAAACCTTGATTAAGCGCTTTAGTTGAACATAGCACAGGCTTGTCACCTGATCTAAAATCTACTAATGCCTGCTTTTTTTGCTTTTTAGTTTTACCACTATGATATACAGTAGAAAACGTTTCTGTAGCTTCTGCAAGTTTATCAGTAAACTCGTTAGAGCCTCCAAAAACTAGTATTTTCTCGCTAATATTTTTTATTACTATGCGCTGCAGCACGGCTAGCTTAGATGACGCATGGTCAACTATATTTTTTCTAGCTCTGATTGCACGGTAAAACTGTACAGCTGCGGCTTTCTCTTGCCCAGTTGCTGTGTGTTTACCCGCACCCATAATATAATTAGCTTTCTCAAATGCATCAAACTGTCCTAGCTGATACTTTGCATAAACAAAAGTTTTATTAGCCTTGTCATACTCGGCCTTTTCTACACTGTCAAGCTCTACAGGTACACATAAAACTTCATAAGGTGACACTAACCCTAGGTTAACGCACTCATCTAATGTTATTCTGTATATTGTAGGAGCTATCTCTTGTAAAAGGTCACAGTACTCCATATCTTCAGGCAGTGTAGCTGTCATACACAATATTCTATTCCAAGTATTGTTTTCAAAGAACTTACGATACTCAGGAGATAGGCCTAGATGTATCTCATCACACACAACAACGTTGTAATGCATACTTTCTAGTTTATACGCAGACTGGTAGCACATAATGTCTACACTATCTAGTATATCTTTGTATCCCCATTTTATAAACTCTTGCTTAAACTGTTCTTGTAATTGTTGTGTAGGCACTAGTACTAAACACTTGCCTTTACCGTCGTGCTCGTCTAAACTGCGTCCTATTGCAAGGACACCACACCTAGACTTACCAAAACCAGTACCTGCCACAATACTGCCAGTAAAATTAGCACGAGCCCAACTATTAAGGGCCTTCTTTTGTTCTGCATCTTTAGTTTTAATTAAGCTATTTATTTGCATTTCCATAAGTTAACAGTTCTTTCTGTAGCTTGGTCATAGTAGTCACCTGCGTGCTCTACTAGACCTTTCTCTCGAAGCTCAGACACT